CTCCCAGATGCCCGCGTAGCCCCATTTTTTGCGCTCGTCTTTAGTCAGCCGTTTTACAAATCTATAGCTGTGCCCGGCGAAGGCAGAGAGCCACAGATATTCCTGGTCGTTGTACTCCTCGCTCTCGCCGTTATTGCTGAAGGCCGAAATATACTCGTACTGCTGCACCGGCTTGTTGGAAACGAGGTGATAAGGGCCGACGCCGAAATTCATCCCTTGCTTTTTCCAGACGCGGATCCAGATCGGGCGGTAGCCGTTTTCGGCAAACATATTCACGCTGTAAACGCTGGTCGGCTCGATGAACTGGGAGCCGGTAGCGTATAGGTCGCCTAAGTTCCAGCAGACGATCTCCGCATATCTGCACAGGTTCTTGATCACCGGCCGGATTGTCTGAAACCACGGCTCGATGCCCGCCTTTTCATATTCCTTGCCCACGCCGTAAGGCGGCGAGGTGACGGCTGCCTGGGCGCGGCTGCCGTCCATGAGCTTAGCGAAATCAGCTGCGCTGGTGGAGTCTCCGCACATCAGGCGGTGTCTGCCCAAAAGCCAGATATCCCCCGGCTTTGTGATCGCGCCATCGCCTTCGATGCGTTCCTTTTCCTTGTCCACATCGAAATCGTCCTGCACCGCTTCCTTGGCGTGCCAGCGGTTGAGCAGCTCGTCGACTTCCGCGGCGTCAAAGCCGGTGAGGGAGACGTCGAACGCGCCCGCGTCAAGCTCCGCCATCAGTTCGGCCAGCTTGGTTTCGTCCCATTCGCCCTGAATCTTGTTGAGGGCGAGGTTGAGCGCCTTTTCTTTCTGCGGGTCAAGCTCCACCACCACGCAGTCGATCTCGCTGTGGCCCAAATCGAGCAGCACCTTCAAGCGCTGGTGGCCGCCCACCACATTGCCGGTCCGGCGATTAAAGATTACCGGCTCCACATAGCCGAATTCCTCAATGGAGCGGCGGAGCTTTTGGTACTCCTTGTCGCCGGGCCTTAAATCCTTGCGCGGGTTGTACCGGGCAGGCCTTAAAAGCTCCGCCTTGATTTTTTCTATCTTCATCTGTCGCCCCTCCTGGCGGAGAGCAGCCTCTCCATCATGTCGTCCTGCGGATTGCCGACAAAAGCGGTGGTGCAGTTTTGCTTGACGATGTCAAAAATCTCGTACCAGAGAAGATTCGCCTGCTTCTGGAACGACTGGCTCATCTGCACAAACGGGCTGGCTATCGCGCCGCCCGTGGTCGGGTGCTTGCCCAAAAGCCCATAGGTGCTGATGGCTTCCTCGCACTGGATGTAGCGCGTGAAGGCCTGGGCGTAGGCTTCAATCAGCCGCGGGTTGACGAATTTCTCACAGCCGCGATCTTTTAACCATTTCCACGTCTCAATGAACAGCGCGTCCGCGCCGAGCGGTTTTCCGTCTCTTTGCCGCGCGCTTAAGTAGTCGCTTGGGGCGGGCATATCCTCGCCGAATAAATCCGCCGTGCCGCCCAGTTCGCCCGCTTCAAGCAGCGGCTCGGGGGGCAGCTTAGGGGGTTCCAAAACGCGGGCGGCCTTGCCTGCCGTGATTTTCTCCGCCAAGGGCTGCGGCTTGTCCCCGGCGCGCACGCGCCTGCCGCCCCTGTTTGTTCCGTCTTTTGCCACGCGCCCTCACCTCCTTGCCGCGGCGGGGCTTAATCCCCTGTTTGAACCGTGATTTTTTCGCGCGTGACCCGCCGCCCGTTGCCCAGGGCGAGGATTGCAGAGATTTTGACCGCCCCTACCGTCCCCAGCGTCCGCCTTCTCTGGCAGTGATTTCCGAGTGGCAGGAAGTACACAAAGCCGTGAGGTTGTCGTAGTCGTTGGTGCCGCCTTGCGCCAGCGGCCTGATGTGGTGGACTTCCTGCGTTGGCGTAAACCGCCCCCGCTCTAAGCAGCGTTCGCAGAGCGGATGCGCCGCGCGGTAGCTGTCGCGCACCTTCCGCCACGTCCGTCCGTAGAGCTTGCGCGTCGCCGGGTCGCGTTGGTAGTGTTCGTATCGTTTTGCTTCCTGCTTGGCGTGTTCCGCGCAAAACCGGCCGTCTGTCAGCTTGGGGCAGCCGGGGTGGGAGCAGGGCCGCTTGGGCTTAAGGGGCATCACTTCACCTCATTTTCGGCAAAGTAAAAGGACGCCCGCTGTATGACAAGCGCCCTCTCAGATATTTTTTGCTATTCTAATGCTATCAAACTTTTGCTGTGACATTCAACAGATTATAGTGACATCTTTTACCCGCTCAGAGCAGGCGGCTAACGCTTCACCATGTATTCGGTGAACGTGGCGCACGCTGCAATGAAAATCCGCCGCGATTTCATCCCATGTCTTGAAGCAGAGATAGCGCAGTTCCAGGAGCACCCTGTAATCTGGGCTGTTCAAAGAACGGATAGCACTCGCAATGTCTCGCTTCAAGTCGACGAGCCTGTCGATGTCTAAGTTTATTTCATTCTCCAGATCCAGCATTTTGGCGATGATCTCCTCCATGCGATGGACATTGCGCGTCTCGCTCGGCGGTGTCGGCGAGAGAGTGGAGGTGGCTTTGGCGGCGAGCTCCCGAAGTGTTCTTACCTGCTCTAATTTTGCGTCTATAAGGCGGTTTATCCGCCGGGTCTGTGCCAAGTACTCCTTAACCGTCATAAACTCCGCCTCCTTTCCCCGAGTTCACATCCTGTCCAGGTTATCCGCGACTGTTTGTCGCCGTTTGGCGTAATGTTTAGCAGGTACCTGTGATACTTGCTTTTATCGTTGCCGCACTGGAAAGCCGTCCATATCTTGCTGCTTGCCGATTTGTCGGGACATGCAAACCGGCAAGCAGCGCATCTGACGCGCTCTTTTGTTTCGTTGCTCATAAGCCTACCTCCGATTCGGTTTTGTTTCCCTCGGATTGGCAGCTTTTGGCTTTGGTTGTCGTTGATTTGCTCCGTAGGTTTACAAATTTGCCTTAACCGCCTCGATCAGGGCGGTCTGGCTTTTGTCCTTCCGCTTAAGGGCGGCCATGACCTGTTCGTCAATCGTACCCTTGGCGATGATATGGTAGATAACCACCGTGTCTTTCTGCCCCTGCCGCCAGAGCCGGGCGCCTGTCTGCTGGTAGAGCTCCAGGCTCCAGGTAAGTCCGAACCACACGAGAGTAGAGCCGCCGGCCTGCAAGTTCAGCCCATGCCCGGCAGAAGCCGGATGTATGACCGCCACAGGGATGTCGCCGTCATTCCACCGTCTAATGGAGTCGGCGCTGTCCAGCTTTTCTGCGGGAAACCGCTCCAGTATCCGCGCCAGGTCGTGCTTGAACCAATAGGCAATTAAAACGGGCTTGCCGTTCGCCGCTTCAATCAGATCCTCCAGCGCGTCCAGCTTGCGGTCGTGGATGTGGTGGACTTCGCCATCGTCGCCGTAGACCGCGCCGTTCGCTATCTGGCAGAGCTTTCCTGACAGGGCGGCGGCGTTGGCGGCGGTCACTTCGTCGCCCGACAGTCTCAGCACCAAGTCCTGCCGTAGCTCGTCATACCGCTCCCGTTCTTTGTCCGACAGCCGAACGGGGTGCTCGGCGGTCACTAGTTCCGGCATTTGTATATGGTCGGTGGACTTCATGGAAATGGTGATGTCAGCGATTTTGCCGTAGATGTTCCTTTCGGCGTTGGGCAGGGGCTTGTAGCTGAAGACGACCTGGCCGTTTCGCTTGTCGGGGACGAAATAATCGGCGCGGTACTGCCCGATGAACCGCCCCAGCCGCTTACCCATGTCAAGGAGCCGGAACTCAGCCCACAAATCCATCAGCCCGTTGCTGCTCGGCGTTCCCGTCAGCCCTACGACGCGCCTTACCTTGGGGCGGACCTTCATAAGCGATCTGAACCGCTTCGACTGGTGGTTCTTGAAAGACGAGAGTTCGTCCGCCACCACCATGTCGTAGTCGAATGGCAGCCCGCTTTCCTCGATGAGCCATTGGACGTTCTCGCGGTTGATGATGTAGATGTCGGCTTTGGCTTTGAGTGCCGCTTTCCGCTCCGTTTCGCTTCCGATAGCAACTGAACATTGCAGAAAGTGCAGATGGCTCCATTTTTTAATCTCATCTACCCATATAATCCCGACGCGGAGAGGACAAATAACCAGAACTTTGTGTACCTCGAAGCTGTCAAACAACAGATCCAAGAGGGCAGTCAGGGTGATAATCGTCTTGCCAAGCCCCATAGACAGTAAGATTGCGCTCACGGTATTTGTTTTTATAAATTCAACGGCATATCTCTGATAATCGTGAAGGTCAGCCCTTGCTAATAAGCCTTCCATTTGCACATCTCACCTCATTAAGAATTTGTTGTATCTGCCCTTCATCGTCCAAGACGTAGACCTTAAACCCCAGCCGCCGGAGCAGCCCATGTCTCGCTTCCTGCAATAGGCTGGGTTTCTCCCCATGCCGCTTGACTTCCACAAAAGCTACTTTATTCGGCAGAAGCACAAGGCGGTCAGGCATCCCATCGAAGCCGGGGCTTATGAACTTGGGCGCGATACCGCCCATCGCCTTAACCGCTTGGACAAGTTTCCGCTCTATGGTTTTCTCTCTCATGTTAACCTCCGTTTTTGTATTGCCCAACTTGCCGTTTTTTCCTATAGACCTTACGCGCGCGTATTACGCATGCCTGTATCTCTTTTTACTATAAAAATAAGATTTAAAAAGGAATTTATAGGCATATGGGCAATTTGCAGCCACATACCGCCGATTTATAAAGGGCTTGCGACTTTGCCGATGTCGTTGCCGAAGCCTCAATCGTCAATGCTGAGCACGCAATCTGCCCTGATAAAGACTTGTTGGGGTCCATACATAGGCACATAGCGTTTGCCCGTTTTGCCGCCACTGAACTTAACCCACCCTCCGAGCCTGTTCAGGATGCTTTGGATTTCGTAGGAGTCGGCCTTCTTGATGGATTCGCGGGACTTCCCGAAGCACTCGCACCAGATTTCCATGACGCAAACCTGGCCCCTGCGGATGCTGCCCTTTGCCCCCGTGGGGTCGCCCGGGGAGCGGATATATTCCAGCCTGCGGTAGATGTCCATCGCATCCCAGTTTTCAGGGAGCAGGGCGTCGAGGTATTCGGCGACAAGCCCCTCGCGGTCGTCGTTCTCCATAGCGTCCCGCTGCTCGGCGAAAGCCGCCGCAAGCGTATCGCCTGTAAGGAACAGTTCCTCGCCGCCTTGGTATTTAACAAGGGCTTCCGCCCAAACCTGGTCTATGTCCGTGAGCTCCCAAGCGTTGTATTTGCCTTCGCCCGACACCCGCACGGGCCAGAAGCGGCGGTTGCCGGTGATGTCGCGCAGGAAACCGCCGTCCGAGTTGGTTGTGCCGACAATGATGCACTGGCGGGGGTGGCTCTCGACCGCGCGTCCGTATGAGGGGCGGTACTTGTCGTCCACACGGGTTATAAAGGACTTCACCGTCTCCACATCCATCTTCTTGATGCCCGCGAGCTCCCCAAGCTCCAGTATCCAGTAGCCCTGCAGCTTCTCCGGCGCGGTTTTGTCTTTCATGTCCGATATGGAAAGGCTGTCGGAGTACCATTGTTGTCCGAGCTTTGAGAATAACGTGGACTTCCCGATGCCCTGCTTGCCGTTCAGTACAAGGATGGAGTCGAGCTTCGCGCCCGGATTCAAGATTCTCGCCACCGCCGCCACGAGCGTCTTTCGGGTAACGGCTCTGACGTAAGGCGTGTCCTCCGCGCCGAGGTAGTCGATGAGCAGGCTGTCGATCCGGGGAATCCTATCCCATTCGGGAAGGCCGCCAAGATATTCACGGATAGGATGGTAGGCGCGGTCGTCGGCTACCTTGGTGAGGGCAAGCTCGTAGTTGCGCGCCGAGAACGTGCCGTAACGTTTGTCGATGCAGGCCACAAGCTGGGCGGTGTCGGCGTCCCGCCAAGGCGGGTGCGGCCGCTCCCACGGCAGGTTATCCCCGTATATCTGGTTGGCGAGCCGGTTGTGACGGATGCCCAGGAAGTCTTCGTCGTTATTTAAGATAAGGAGCAGGTTGCCCAGGGTGTTGGACAATACGCCGCTTTTCTCGCGGGCAAGCAGAGACTTCCAGTCGCCGCCCCTGTCAAAGTCTTTTTCGGCGGCGGCGATCCGCTCCTCGGCGAGCAACAGCTTTACTTTTTCGTCCTTTACAGCAAACTCGCTCATCGCCTTGAAGCCCGCCTTCTCGTCAAGGTCGGGGAATTTGTGGATACGGACGAGGTCAAAGGCATTCAGCAGCCTACCGCAGGCGGGGTCGGTGGCATGGTGGGAATAAGCCCACTTCCCCTCGTACAGCACAACGCCCGCTGAGCTGTCGGCGGGGATGTAGTCGTAGCGGCCGCCTATCGCCGACGGCTCGTATACGTCGGGAAGGAACGCCGCGATTACATCCTCTATCGGGTATGCGCGGCAGAAAGCCCCGACCAAGCCTTCCTTGGCGAGCGGGTCTTGCTGCTGGCGGATGCTCCGCTGGATTACCTCGGACTGGCGGCTTGACGTAGGCCAGAGCGAGCAGTCCCGCCAGTCGGACAGTATCGAGAGGTATGCGTCGGGATCGAGGGTGTCGCCGTCGATTATTTTGAAGATATATTCCCCGTCCGAGGGCGTGGACGGCCAGTACATCAGGCGTTCCGGCTCGTAGGTGCTGTCGTCGAAATAGTCCATGCCGACGGCCTCCGCCACCAGCCGGGAGAGTGCGGCGTATTCATCCGGCGAAACCTCGCGGGCAAGCGGGACGACTACCCGCAGGCGCGGTTCTTCCGGCGTGTGGCTGTGGGTGGAGTAGACCGCGCACCTGTGCGGGAACAGCATCTCCACGGCGTCGATAAAACTGCTATCGGCGTGGTCTGCGTCGAGGGTGATCCCCGAACGGCTCTCGACCGTGTCTTTCTTGCGCCTGCCGCCCTTGAGGTGCCCGAGGACGTAGCCGCCCACGTCCTTGGCGGCGTCGCGTTTATCTTTGGTGAATTTCTTGTATTCGGCGACCGTCTCGGTTGTGCGGCGGGTAACCTTGAAACGCTCGCATAACTCATCGAAGGTGGTTTTCTTGTTTACCCACCGCTTTGACAGGCGGCTGTCGCCGTATGCGATTTTAAGTTCCATGCTCCAACACCTCGCATTTGTGGTTAAAGTATTTGATGGGCATGCCGCGCTTCTTCGCCTTGGCGATCTCGGCGGCCATGCCTGTGCTGATTTTCTCCCCAAAAACCCAGAGCTCGTCGCACTTGCCGAGCAGGACGAGGGCAAAGAACAACCCCAGTTCCCGTTCTTCCTTGTCGCCGTCGTCCATAAACTGCGGGTAGAGCAAGTGCGGGGCAAGAGGGATGCACCCCTTGGACACGGCGAAGCGGCAATACCCCCGCGTCTTAGATATGTTGTACTCCGTTTCCCCGGCAAAGGGCGAAGCGATGTATACAAGCAGCCGGTATCGCTTTGCCGGGGTTTCGGTTTTGGCTACCGCTATCAGCGCTTCATAAGCCGTCGGGTCAAGGTAGCCTTCCGCGTTATATCTGTCCATCGCGACCCCTTTCCCCAAGGAACAGGTTGATAAAGTACTGCTGCCCTTTGCCTGTGACCTTGGTAGTCTTGCTGATGGTGACGTGGCCGTCCGAGTGGGTGATGGCGGTTTCTTTGACTTTGAACAGACCCAGTTCCATCGCTCTCTGGGTCGGGGCGTTGTAATCCGTGCCCTTTCGCTTGATGAGGTAACCGTCCTGACGGAGCTTTTCAAAAAGGCGGTTCTGCCCGATTTCGATTCCGTTGCCCTTGAGGATTTTTGCCAATTCACCGATAAGGATCGTACCCTCGGATACGGAAACGGCGTCGGCAAAGATCACCTTTGGCTTGTTTTCGATGGCTTCCAGCTGCAATCGTTCCTTTGCCGCGCGTTCTTCTTTAAGGGCGGTCAGCACTTTAATCCAAGCGTCGGGGTCGTTCATCAATTCCTCCAGCTTGGCGGGGGTAACATAGGCGCCATGCCTGCGGATGGTCGGAAGCACCTCGTGGGTGACCCAACGTTTGAAGGCTTTAAGCTGCTTAATACGACACTCATATTGCTCCTTGGGCAAATTGGCTTGTTGGGGTTGCATAAAAAACAACAAGGAGTACAGACCAGATTCATTCACAACCAACATATTTTGCCGTCCCCCAGGGGTATCAATCGGTGACACACCCTTTTCGTCTTCGTCCAGTCTAGATAACGATCGCCTGTAATTTGTATCCCCGAAGTGTTCACATATGTCTTTTCCAACAAACCATGGCTCGTCATTGACCGTCACAATTCTTATTTGCTTCATCTCATACTCGAATATTTTCAGTCCTGTATTATTCATAAAGTGCCTCCTGATACAAATGCCCTCATGCTTTGGAAAAAAGCATCTGCCTTACCCTGCTTTTCCTTGCTCTCATCCTTAAAGGCCAGGAGTGGTATGCGGTCGAAAAATTCATTTAAAGATAGGCCAAACAGCTCGCCCTTATTGGTGCGGTATTCGGAAAAAGAATCGTGCAAAATTTTCTCGTTTTCCTTATGGTTGGTGTGAGACGCACTAAATGCAACGTTGCCAACTTTTGTGCCAGAGTAATTTTGTGCATAACCAGCTATTGATTTTAGTCTCTGCCTCAATTTGGTGGTGTGACCTATTTTGATTGAATCTCCAAGCTCAACAGCATACACAAATCCATGCCACTCAGTTTCTCCTGCTTCTGGCGCATCCCAAACATCTTTCAGCACCCACCATAACTCGCCGTCCCTCTGGATGGTTCTGACCTCTTTCCCCTCGTAGGAGAACACCTGTAATCTGTTCATGTTGAACCTCCTGAAAATGTATTTTCGAGAGGTTAAGAACCCCTCACCATCCACAGGACAGCGAGGGGCAGCTTGGCAACCGAACCGTTAATCTTTTTTGTAAAATGGGCAATCGAACCCATCGGCAAGGAGCAGGAGCCCCTTCGCCCACGGCGGCGTCCGGCTCATTTGCCGGCAGAGAACCTTGGTGGACATCCTTTTGTCGGCTTCGATCACAATCTCATCGTGGACGTGCATCACGATGGAGCAATGCCGGAGCGCCTGCATGGCGTAAGCGAGGATATCGCGGCTAGTCGCCTGTACGATGTTCTCCACAAACTTGGGGCCGTAGCTTTCGATCCGTTCCCATTTCTTTGTGCCGCCGACGCCCTCGTAGGTCACGCAGTCCGAGCCGAACCGGTTTGTGCCGATGCGGGGCTTGACGTAGCAAAGCCGTCTGCCGGATGGGAGGGCGATGAACAGCATCCCGCTCTGATAACCGAAGCGGATGCCGTGGGTCTCGGTAACCGTCCTGTCCCTGACCGCAGTCATGGCAGCGCGGTCAACGTCCCACCAGAACCGCACGATGTTCGGGTTGGATGCCCGCCAAGCCGTGACGAGTGGTTGCAGCTCATCCTCCGACAAGCCCATCTCCAGCGCGCTCATCGCTTTGAGCGCGCCGACCGAGCCGCCGTAGCCAAGGGCGAGTTCAGCGATTTTGCCCTTCTGCCGGAGCAGGCTGCCCTTAGTGACAGCCTCAAGCGGCACATTAAACATCTGGCTTGCCGACGCCTCGTAGATTTTACCGTGAGTGGCGAACACCTCGTTACGCCAATGCTCCCCGGAGAGCCAGGCGATGACGCGGGCTTCAATAGCCGAAAAGTCTGTAACGATTAGCTTTTGGCCGTCCATCGGCACAAACGCCGTGCGGATTAATTGGGAAAGGACATCGGGAATGTTGTCGTAGAGCAGCTCAAGGGCGGCGAAGTCTCCGTTTCTGACAAGGCTCCGCGCTTGTTCGAGGTCTGGTAAGTGGTTCTGAGGGAGGTTTTGCAACTGTATAAGCCGCCCCGCCCATCTCCCGGTCCGGTTTGCGCCGTAGAACTGGAACATCCCCCTTGCCCGACCATCGGCGCAGACAGCATTCTCCATCGCCTGGTATTTTCTGACTGACGATTTCGCCAACTGCTGACGGAGCGCCAGCGCTTTACCGAGCGGCTCCGGCGCATCCTTGAGCAGTTCCGTGACCGCCTTTTTGCCGAGGGTGTCTGTCTCCATGCCGTTGTCTGCGAGCCACCGCTTCATCTGCCGCACGGAGTTCGGGTTGTCAAGGTCGGTGAGTTCCTTCATCAGCCGGGTCAATTCGGCGCGGGAGCGGGAATCCGCTTTGATGGCGTAGCGGACGAGCGTCATATCCAAAGCCACGCCACGGTCGTTTATTTCCTGGTCGAGGGCATACTCATCCCAAATGGAATCCGGCACGGGGAACTTAGCGAGCCGCTCTTGAATAGACAGTTCCGCTTCCACATCGCGGCGGTTGTATGCTTTGAACGCTTCCCACTTTTCAGGGGCGTGTTCTGGTAGATTGCGTGTTCGCTGTCCGCCCGCGGCGGTTGGCTTGCAGGGCGAGCAGAAATAGCGGATGAGTTCCTTGCCTTCGGTCAGCTTCTGTTTTTCAAGTCCCAGCACCGCGCCCGCGCCTTCAAGCGAGAGCGGCAGTCCCATATACGCCGACCATACCATTACGCAGCGCCACGATTTGGGGTTCAGGTATTTTACCTTGCCGCGGACGGTGGCTGAGTGGTGGTTATCGGCGAAGGGGTCAAGACTGATGCCCATGTCCGACAGATACCGCGACAGGCAGACCCGCTCGAAGTTGGCGTTGAAAGCCCATTTCTCTACGGTATCGTCCGTTAATGCGTCGAGTACTTCGGCAGGAACGGTCTCGCCGTTTGCAAGGTCAACGATATGAACCTCGCCGCCGTCCACGGAATAACCAAAAAGCAGAATTTCAAAATCATCTGCCTCAGCGTATTTGTATGTGCCACATTTGGCAAGGTCTACTGACGAGAATGTTTCCAAATCCAGGCTAAGTGTTATCACAGGCGAGCAACCTCCTTTCAGCATTGATTCTGGCGGACACAGCATCATCCAGTTCTTTATACCAGCCGATATAATGATGAGTTCGGTTATGGCTAATGGTAACTTGGTAACCGCCGCTATGCGCACCAACACCAGCAACGCCAGTCTTGTTGTCAGAGCGTAAAGGTCGCCTAAAGTCAGTGCGCCCGTTCCTGTAGGCGTGTTCAAAATTGTCGCCTCGCGTGACCCATTCCAAGTTGGATGCGTGGTTATTGGTTTTGTCGAGGTCTATGTGGTTGACCTCGCGGCGGGCATTGTCGGGTGGAGCAAGGAAACAAAGAGCCACGAGACGGTGAATGTAGAAACGCCGCTTTTCACCGTCTTTGCAGAGGGTGACAGCGCGGTATCCTTTTCCCGTTCTTTTGTTTGTGAGTATTCTATTGTGATGGACACTCCAAATGCGACCGCAGCTGCTGGCTTGGTATCGTCCCTCATAGCCGGGTATGTCTTTCCATATTTCAGTTTTCATAAGCGTTTTCATAAGCCCCCCATAGCGTGAAAGGGCGGCAAGTTTCTCGCCGCCCTCCGCTTTTTCGTATCCCGCCGTTTAACTGAGGAAGTCCTCTTCGCCGTAGGTGGCGAAGTCGTCCTCCGCGCGGGATTTGCCGCCAAGGGGTTCGCCGTCGCGGATTTTCTGCAGGTTGTTCAGCCCGCAGGCGATGCCCTTGTTGCCATTCGAGTTGAAGGCGTAGAAGTTCACGCTCGCCCTGCCGTATACGCCACTGTACACCTCCGAGCGGTTCAGGATTTCCTGGCGGTCGGCGTCCACGATGCCCGGCGCGGTCGCGCTGTTGGCGTTGATGAAGTAAGCATTGGCGTAGGCGGGGTCGTCGGGGCGTTCGGTGTCCCCGTCGCGTAGCGGGGTCTTGAGGGCGGAGAGGGGCGGTACGGACTTGCCGTTGCCCTTTAGTTTCGCCTCGCCCTCGCGGTAGGCCGCTTCAATCGCCGCCTTGATTTTAGCGACTGTCTTGGTGTCGGACTTCGGGATGATGAGCGACACCGAGAACTTCGGTGCGCCGCCGTTTATGGATTTCGCTTCCCACACGTTGGCGTAAGACCAGCGGGTATCGGGGCCGGTAATGACCTTCATGGGGTTGGAAGCCTGCTTATTTACGTTGTTTGCCTGGTTAGCCATTGGAATTTTCCTCCTCATTGAAATCTTGTTTTGCCGTATTCATTGCCGGACGTTTATCGCTCGCCGGCACGAGCGTCGGCTTGCCTTGAGGCTTCTCGACCAGATTGCCGATTAATTCGGCGAATCTTGCCTTGCCGAGGGTCTTCTCCATTGCGGTGATGCCCAACACCTTGCGTTCATAAGGATCGAAGCCCGCCGCGCTGACGGCATTAGCGACCGCTTCCTCGCTTGTATACCTGCGGTTGGAGCGCCCTTCGACCAGTTTCCACCCATGCCATTGCTTGCCGCCTAGGGCGGCTTGCAGGGCGTAGTCCTTGATGTCCGAGGCCCACGACACGAGGTCGTCAATCCTGCCGAGGATGGATTCGATTTCATCATCCTCCAAAAGTGGCGGCAGCTTGAATTCGTATTGTGCGAGTTCAAGGTTACGCTCCGCCCGTTTGCGGCAGTCGTGCTTCGCCTTGCAGAACTGACACCAGTCGCCGCAACGGAACTCTCCTTCCCCGGCGTAGGCCAGTTCGGCGGCGGGCTTCAGCACTTCCTCCGCCCACTGATAGAGAGATTCCTTGAAAACCGTGTGAGTGGCGACGTTGTCGCGACGGGGCTGATATACCGTCGTGCTGACCGTGCCGATGTCGTAGATGCCGTCGAACATCTCCAACGCGCCCAAGGCGTACAGCTTCATTTGCGGATTGTCGGTCACCTCGACCAAAACGCCCTGACCATGCTTGTAGTCCACGATGTGGAGCGTCCCGTCGGCGATGATTACGCAGTCGCCCGTTCCGAAGCCGCTCTCCACATACTTGGAGAAGTCGAGCCGCTGCTCGATAAGGATCACGGGGTCTGTGCAGGTCTGCTTTGCCGTTTCCACCAGTTCGAGAATATAGGCGGCGTAGCCGGTTGCGCATTCCTCCATCTCCTCCGAGTAATATGAGAGGTTGGCAGTCGGGTCTTTCGCCTTGATGCCGAGGGCTGTTTTCAGTTTGTACTCGCCGAGAGTATGGGCGTCCGTGCCTTCGGCGGCGTAGACGCTGCCCCTGTCTTCGTATTGCTCGCAGAGCCGCGCGGACGGCGGGCAGTTCATCCACCGATGGCTTGAGGAAGCCGAGAGCAGAGCGTGTTTACCCATTTCCTATTACCTCCGCTTCCGCTAGCAAGGCAGCATACTTGGCGGGGTTAATCTCCGATAGCTTCGCCGCGCCGTGCTTTTCGAGCAGCGCCCGAACCTCGGCGGTGTGGCCGGCGCGGGATTTCTCCGCAAGGACGGCTCGCACTTGCTCCAACGTTAGGGGCTTTGGTTTCGGGGCGGGTAGTTCGACTCCGTCCTGCACCGGCGATTCGGCGGCTTGGCTGTAGAAATTCCTTAGACCATCACAAGCGCTAATAAGAGCTTTCGCGGCGGCGTGGAATTCCTGCAATACCAAATCAAGTTCACTCATCCTGCCCATCAGATGCACCTCCTTTCCCGGCAGGTTCGTCCCGCCTCTGCAGCGCGAGCAGCTTCTTGGCGAGGCGTTTGGACACGACGCTTATCGCGGTCAGGATGCCTGCTAGTTCCTCGTCAAGGTTGCCGTCGCGCAAGTCCGTGTCCGTGTTTTTGGCCTTTGTTTCCATTGATCTACCTCCGTTTCCGGGGGAGGTCGTTCTCCCCTCACCATTCACAGGACAGCGAAAGGGGCGTTGGCAACCAACACCCCTCTGGTTTTTGAGAATTATTTGTCTGCGCCCATAATGCCGCGCAGTTTTTCAATGATTTTATGCTTGCGTTTGCCGACGGCCTGATGGGAGATGCCAATTTCGGCGGCGTAATCCCGCTCGGTGTGGGCGTTGTAGAATAGGGCGTCGATAAGCGACCGTTCGTCCGGTTCCAGCTCGTCAAGGGCGGCTACAAGCTGTTCGAGGAGCAGCTTGTCCGCTACGAATTCAGCCAAATCCACTGGAGCGGTGATTTCGTAGCCGTCGTCGATGAACTTGTCGAGGGAGAGGACGCTACCCGTGCGCCGCTTGTCGCATTTGCTGCAGTCATCTGTGCAGCGCTTTGTGCCACCCCTGCCATTGCTGATAACACAGCGCTTGGTACGCTCTTTGCGCTTACGTTCCGCCCAGGCCGGACGCTTGTAAGCACGGTAAACTTCTTCTGTAACGGGGATTTGCTCGCCGTCGATTTTGATAAAGCGTTGTAGGTTGTCCATGATTGCCTCCTGTGAATTTCAAAAATTTGGCTTGAAATCCGCAGGAGGCGTCTTAATAATCCGCGGTGGAAAACAAAGACGACAGGGCGATACCCTTAGTCGGGTATCCGCACTGTCGTCTGGCGCTCTCGCGGATTTCGATATGAAGTTGCTTCAGGGATTTGCGGCTATGTCGTTTGGGGTATTCGTTCGTGGGTGATGTTCAACGTTCCATCCGGGTTGGCTGTGATTTTTGTGATGCAGCTCTTCTTGCGTATCTCAATGACACGTTTGTCCACACTAACATCACAAACTCGCTTGCTATCAAGGTTTGTAATTGTTTGCATCCTGAATTTCCTCCTTTGGTTGTCCTTAATGGTTTTGGTACGGACAAAACAAAAGACCGTTATTGTGCCGTACAACAACAGTCTACTGATTTTTGTGATATGTCTGGAGGAGCGTCAGTAGCTACTCAGGTGAGTGCGAGTAGTGATTTTTTTGCAAATCGTATCATTTCTACGTCATATCCATAAACGCAAATTTTAAGTTAGCGATAATCAATATATTCTTGACATTTGCTTTCTTGTATGATATATATGTTATATTGGTTCAGTAACAAATTTGTACGGCTCATAGGGAGGCAAGACTATGGCGTTCAGCTACAACAAACTGTGGAAGTTACTTATTGATAGAAAAATGATGAAAAAAGACTTGATGGTCATGACTGACTTAACGTCTACTACGATGGCTAAGCTGGGCAAGGAGCTTCCAGTTAGCATGGATGTTCTGGCGCGCATATGTAAGGCACTTAAATGCAACGTCGGAGATATTGTCGATTACATAGATGAGGATTCTTAAGTAGGATAAAGGGAAGTTTGGATTGACAGGAGGTATAAGTATGAGGTTATGCTTCGGCTCATATTTGGCTGTCCTTGTTTCATGCAAGGCGCCCAATGTGGAAAACAAGGCTTTATGTGAAGCCTTACTTCATTCTGTTGCCCCAAACTTCGAATTCACCTTCAACGGTCAAGAAAACGCAGACAGAATCAGGGAAGACGTTTCATCAAAGTTGCTTAGGTGCGACCAGAATTTATCGAAAGACGTGATTGAACCGGCACGTTCCGCTGACCCTCAAGCCGTAGCAGTTTACTTCAAGGATAAAATTCTCCGTCTTCTTGATGGGAATAGGCGCAAGCATATAATCCTTGCATTGAAAGACATCATTGCCAATGATCCGCCTGTTCAAGTTGGCAAAAAAATGATGGGTATTGATGACGATACGCAAATTGACTTTGTTGGACGCACGACAAAGAAAGCATTAGCCATGCAAAAAGACTTTTGCTTTTCCGCTTTTTTGGCGGGAGTATTCCTCTTCGTCGTTACAGGCACTACCAACCGCAGCGGCAAGGACAGCGTCAAGTCGGTCACAGACGCATACATACTGTCATTTGCAGACCGAGTTGGCGAAATAAACCTTATTGAAGAGAGAGACGCAAATATAGCCGCCCAAATTGCGGCGGCAAGTCAGGGAAAGTATGATATAGAGTTTGCTGAGGATGTGGCGGGCATAGTGGCCGAACGAATAAACACTCTTGCCGTTATGTCTAAATCCGAGAAAGATACGCTTGCCACGCTGTTGACAGAATCAAGGGGTAAATGCCTATCGTGTGGCAAGGAGCTGGGGGTACCAGTGCGAGGGAAACTCCCCTCGGCGAACTGCGAGGTCGTATATGTGAAATTTTCCGACTCGGAGCCCGAAACTATTGGAAACGCCGTTGCTCTCTGTGAAAGAACGTGCGCCAAGGAAGTCGCAATAATGTCTGACGACGAAAAGACAGCTTTGCTTGAGGCTAAACGACGTTGTGCCGACATTCAGGCTTTCCTTGTAAAAATCGAAGGCATCAAATTCCAACGGGAAATCGAAGCCGTGCTGCGTGAGATTCACAGGAGCAAGAATGACGGCACTTTGGAAAGAACCAACCCCAAGGACTTGGTCGAAATCGAGCAAAAGATACACGAGCCATACCTGAAGGATAAAATCGACGCGAGTATGGTGCGGTTATATAAAAAGGTGAAGCAGATATGCGGACGCCTTGAACAGGAAATCGGCTTTGACACCAAGGTGTTCGGCGAGATGATGAAGTCGGCGCAGATAATTCTAACGAGCGGTCTTGCCAATAAGCCGCACATCACCGACCCACAAGAATACGTTACCAAACTGCTGGTAGAGAAACTGTTCGCACAGGTCGGGCAGAGGCATGAGGATGCCTGTGAAATCATCATAGGCTTTTTAGTAAAGAGGTGTGATTTGTTCAATGAGACTGCCAAGCAAAGTTAA